TGTTTATGGCAGAGAACGCCACACTAACTACAGCCCAGCGCCAAGCATACAGTGTACTGTTTAGTCAGGTCACTAAGCAAGAGGTAATGGGCAGCGACATAGCACAGGATGTACTGTCTAAGTTGTTTCAACAAGTCATAGGTGAGGACATTGCTAACCTTGGATTTGATTACGTCAATGGTAGCAAGACAAGTCTTGATCCGTTACGTCAAATGCTTGAGCAGTATGCAGATGACTTTACACCTAACCTAAAGGTTGAGTGGGAAGACACTGACCTTGATACTATCCTTGCAATGACAGACCTTGAGTCACAGTGGACATTCAACATACCTACGTTGACACGTAAGGTTGAGGGCGTTAACGCAGGTCACTTGATTGAGGTAGGTGCTAGACCTAACACAGGTAAGACTTCATTCCATGCCTCTCTGGTTGCTGGTCCTAATGGCTTTGCATGGCAAGGTGCTAAAGTAATTGTACTGTGTAATGAGGAAGGTTATCATCGTGTAGCTCACCGATACATCACAGCCGCTACTGGATTAGACAAGCATGAGATTGTCAAGAACAAGGCCAGTGCTATGACTACGTTCAACAAGATACGTGACAAGATAATGTTCAAGGATTCTACAGGTCGTGACATGAACTGGGTTGAGTCAGTCTGTAAGTCATACAAACCTGACATAGTTATACTAGACATGGGTGATAAGTTTGCCCGTACTGCAGGGTTTGCACGTACTGATGAAGCACTCAAGGCTAACGCAATACAGGCTAGACAGATTGCAAAGCAACAGAACTGTGCCATGTTCTACATGTCTCAGCTATCTGCAGAGGCAGAGGGTAAGGTTGTACTCAACCAAGCCATGATGGAAGGTAGTCGTACAGGTAAGGCAGCTGAAGCTGACCTGATGATTATGATCTCCAAGAACCCTACAGTTGAGGGACAAGAAGAAGAAGACAACCAGCGCCACATAAACATCGTTAAGAATAAGTTGTCGGGTTGGCATGGTATTGTACACACAGATCTTGAGTACAAGACTGCGAGGTACGTAGCATGATACTGCAAGAAGACATAAATGCATGTTGTAGTACCTGCTATACAGAACTTACCAATGGTAATTGGCAAGAAGGTTGGAAAAAGTACGGTAGGAGACAATGTAAAGATTGTCACGATAAATACAATGAAGATAGTAACAAGAATCGTATGTGGGTAAATGGTAAGTACATACCTCAAACACACCCATTACATAAAGCAGGGCGGTACAAATCATTTGGTGATCTAGCTTTTGGTTCGTTAAACAACTACAACCAAATCAAAGAGGGATATGTGTACGCCATTGTAAATGATGCATGGCCTGAGTGGGTCAAGATAGGTAAGGCACTTGACGCAGAGGACAGGCTAAGTGGATACCAGACAAGTTCACCTATGCGAGACTACAAGTTGGTACACTCTGTGTACTTTGAGGATCGTAATGTAGCAGAGAAAAAGGCACACACACTGGCGGCACTCAAGACTACACACCCTTGGAACAAGCACGACAACGGTGAGTGGTTCAAGCTGACAGATGCAGAAGCAATAGAGATATTAAAGGAGATAACAATTGATTGATGTAACACTAATAGACTACATGGGTAGTGACTTGTCTGTAGTTAATGCGGCACGTGTTAGCTTTGGCAAGAAGAGTACGTGGGCTGGTCAAGAGGATGGCTTAGACGATGGTGAAGGTGGTACGGGTGTACTAAACTATGCCGACTCCAAGTTGATCGACTACCTAGCCAAGCACAAGCACATGTCACCATTTGGTCATGCGTTTGCATCCTTCCACGTAAAGGCTCCATTGTTTGTAGCTAGACAACTAGTCAAGCATAAGTTCCTACGTTGGAATGAGATTAGCCGTAGGTACGTAGACAGTGAGCCTGAGTTTTACTTACCTGAAAATTGGAGAGCAAAAGCCGATGATAAAAAACAAGGTAGTGGCGATATTTACATAAATGAAATAGAGTTTAATGATGCACATGATTATCCAGATGATAAGAGTTACCTAATGGATAGATGGTTTAGAAAAACATCTGATATTGTTGCTGAAGAAGTGTACCCGTATTGTATGAGAAGTTATAAAGAACTCATAGATAAAGGTGTATGTCCAGAACAGGCACGTATGGTACTACCACAGTCCACCATGACTGAATGGTACTGGTCGGGAAGCCTTGATGCCTTTGCAGATATGTGCAACCTTAGATGTGCAGTAGATACACAATTAGAAACTAGACTAGCAGCAAATCAAATCTGTGACAGCATGAAGAAGTTATTTCCCGTGTCATGGTTTGCATTGAGATTGGAGAAATGAAGATGAACGATGCAATAAAGATAGTAGAGATAACCGACAATGAAGATGGCTCTGCCTCTGTACAACTAGAGATGGACGCTGATACGTACCACAAAGTATTTAATGCAGGGTTTATACACTTAATTGAAGAGGGCTTGAAAGGAGAAGAAGATGTACGCAGTAATGTTTGAAATTGACACAGATGAATTTGTATATGACACAGGTAAGGATTGCTTCACAGCGAATGACCCTGTCATATGGTTTACCGATAAAGAGGAAGCACAGAAACGTGCAGACAAATGGAACACTGGTATAGTAGTACCATACATCAGACCAATGACAGAAGATGAACGCAGAAGTTCAGTACAGAGAAGGGGATACCTATGACTACAGCTACATCTAGTGCAGAGATTAGATTGCACAGAGCAATGGTCGATAACGACCTGACTCTTGAGGAAGCAGTAATGGCAATGGAACAATTTAGAGATACTTTAAATGTAGATACTTTAACAGAACACAATGAAGGGGTTGACAATCGTGCCAAGATATACGATAACGACTTCACAATACTAGATGATTGGGACAGATGGACCGACTAAAGGGGGCGATACCGACATGAAACACTTAACCCTAGACGTAGAGAATACAGTGGTCAAACGCAATGGCAAGTTACACCTTGACCCGTTTGAGCCAGAGAATACATTGGTTATGGTAGGCATGCTAGATGATCTTGGAAACGAAGATATTATTACTTTCGATCATGCAGAGCAACAACCTACCACAGAGGGGCGGCAGATAGTGCAAGATGCATTGGACGCCACCTCTCTACTTATTGCACACAACGCACCGCATGATTTGCTGTGGCTATGGGAGTCAGGCTTTGAGTATGACGGTGAGGTATTCGATACCTTGTTGGGTGAGTACGTACTACAGCGTGGACAGAAGCAACCTCTATCTCTTGAGGCATGTGCTGAACGATACGAGTTAGACACAAAGAAACAGGACACATTAAAGGAGTACTTTAAGGATGGATATTCCACACGTGATATACCTCATGGTGAACTATCGGAGTATCTATCACACGATCTCCACGCTACACAACAACTGTATGATGTTTTGCAGACAAGGTACGAGGGATGCAAGTCACTAGTACCAACGATACAGTTGACCAATCAGTTAGCTGTACATCTTGCACGTATCTATCAGCGGGGCTTTCAAGTTGACATGGATGCACTGATGGAAGTGCGTGATGAGTTTGAACAAGAGCGTAACGCTTTGACTATGGCACTAGAGGAGCAAGCCAGTGACCTGATGGGTGACAGGCCAATCAACCTCAATAGCCCAGAGCAATTGTCTTGGGTTATCTACAGCCGTAAGCCACTCGACAAGAAGATGTGGGCAGACTTGTTCGATGAACGTATGCCTGACACAGACTACAGACGTAACGTCAATGCATACAGCGAGAAGTTGTACAAGCAAAAGGCACACCAATGCCGTACATGTAATGGCAGTGGACAGATATGGAAACAGAAGAAAGACGGAACACGATATGCTAGATCAAATAAGTGTGACACTTGTAGTGCTACAGGATATACCTTCACAGACAATCACAGTAGTATTGCAGGACTAAAGTTTGCACCGCCTAACTCCAAGTGGATTAGTGCCAATGGTTTTGGTACAGGCAAAGACAATCTTATATTCCTTGAGGGCATTGCACGTTCCAAGGGTATGCGTGTAGCTGAGTCATTCCTACAGAAGGTACGTAGGTTGTCAGCAGTAGAGACATATCTCAGCAGCTTCGTAGAGGGCATTGCAACACATGTAAAGCCTGACGGTAAGCTACATGTACGGTTACTACAACACCGCACTGGTACAGGCAGGTTGTCAGGTGCTGACCCTAACATGCAGAACATGCCACGTGGCGGTACGTTCCCTGTCAAGAAGGTATTCATATCTCGTTGGCACGGTGGGAAAATCATGGAAGCTGACTTTGCCCAGCTTGAGTTTCGTGTAGCTGCGTTCCTATCACAGGACATGACTGCCATTGATGAAGTCACTACAGGCTTTGATGTACATGCGTATACTGCACAGGTTATATCTGATGCAGGTCAGCCTATGTCACGACAAGATGCAAAGGCACACACGTTTGCTCCGTTGTATGGGGCTAGTGGGTTTGGTCGTAGTCCTGCAGAAGCGGCATACTACCAACAGTTTACGACAAAGTATTCCGGTGTAGCTGGGTGGCACAAGGCTCTAGCTAAAGAGGCACTCAACACTGGTAAGATAACTACACCATCTGGGCGTGAGTTTGCGTTCCCTGATGTAGTAAGGCGAAGGTTCGGGGGTGTGACATATTTCACACAGATTAAAAATTATCCTGTTCAATCGTTTGCAACTGCTGACATAGTACCTATATCTCTGATATACATAGACAAGCTACTAACAGCAAACAAGCTACGCAGTTGCGTAGTCAACACGGTGCATGACTCAATAGTAATTGACATACACCCAGAGGAAGAGGAGAAAGTACTAAGAGTAATACAAGCAGCTAATGACAAGCTGATACCAATCGTCAATCGCAAGTGGGGCATAGACTTTAACATCCCTCTATTATTAGAGGCAAAGATAGGTCCAAACTGGCTTGACACAAAAGACATAGCGTGATATAACTATCATTCACCTGATCAAAAACAAGGAGACTTAATATATGAATCAAGTTACAACAATAGACACAAACAACTATGCAGCAATGGCTCAAGCAATGGGCATGAACGCAGAGTCATCACAGAATACAAGTAAGGCAAGCACACTTGCACGTTTACGGATACATCACACACCTATAATGGGCCAGCAAGAGGTCAAGGGTAAGATGAAGAACGTAGAAGTAATTGGTGGCGGGGCGTACAAGTTAGACATACCCGATGGCCCTACATACTACGCAGAGGGTGCAACTATCCGTCCATTCCTTCAGCGGTTTATGTACAAGAAGTTCATCAAGGGTAATGAGAATACTGCCAATCGTTTTCTCAAGACTGTCATGGCTAATGATCTTAACAATGACATGAAGGACAACGAGGGTGGCTTCAATTGTGGTAAGCCAGCAGGGTTCATCAAAGATTGGGCCGCACTGCCTGACACTATGAAGGAACTAATCAAGTCTATCAAACGTGTTCGTGCATTGTTTGGTGTAGTTGAGTTGGTCAATCCAACGGATGAGAATGGTAATGCAGTCGAGGTAGATGCTACAGCGTTTATCTGGGAGATTGATAACCGTGATGCCTTTAAGACTATGGGTGATCAGTTCACCAAGTTGTCTAAGATGCAACGCTTACCACCTCAACACACTATCTCTTGTACTACAAAGGAAGTACCACTACCCAATGGTAGCAGCTTCTATGTACCAGAGGCACAGCTTGACTTAGGTACTACCATTGAGATGGACAACGATGCACAGGAAGTCTTTGCTAACTTCATGGCATGGATTGAAAACTACAATGTGTACATTCTTAATGCATGGGAAGACAACATGCACAAGAATGAGGATGTAGATACAGACACAGTAGAAGAGTTTGTGGACATCAACGAAGAAGACTTCGTGTAATGGACATGCCACTGTCAGGCATTGTCTATGACATGTCAAATGAGGAGTATCACAAACGTGTAGGGTACTCCTCGTCTGCCATTAAAACGGTGTGCAAGCAATCGCTTGCGCACTACATGGCACAGAAACCCTTGGGAGATAGCCCTGCCTTTGCGCTTGGCTCTGCCGTACATGCAACATTGTTAGAACCTGATCGTGACTTAGTTATCAAAGGCCCAAAGACACGGGCAGCTAAAGCGTTCAAGGAACTATACAACAACAGGACAGATGATGAAGTAGT